CTTGCTGCAGGCGGCGCTCAGCAAAAAGGTGGCCCTCAGAATTGGCGACAAAGAAAAAATACTGACCAAAGCCGCCGCCGGCATCGAACAACTGGTCGAACAATTCGCGCGCGGCGACTGCTATGCGCGGCGCGACCTGTTCGATCTCGCCGACAAGCTCGGCCTCGATCTTGGGGCCAGCAGCAAGGCTGCGCTCGAAGAGCTCACCGGCAAAGCCCTTGCTGCCGAAGACGAGGCCCTCGTCGCCGATTTCATCAAGAGACAAACCAGCAAGGCCGACAACCATGACGGTGCTGGTTCATTGCGCGGGCAAGCTTCCAAGAAGAGGGACGACAGCCGTGACGAAACCGAAGACGCAAGCTAACCATCGCATCCGAGATGCGATCATCCGAACAGATTTTCCGAGCTTTATAAGAGTAGTCTTTCAGATCCTTGCGCCGTCCGCGACCTACTACGATAACTGGCATATTCATGCGATCGCCTATCATCTTGAGCTGGTCAGGCTGGGAAAGATCAAACGGTTGATCATCAACGTGCCTCCACGTTCCCTTAAGTCGATAATCTGCTCAATCAGTTTTCCCGCGTTTCTAATGGGTCATGACCCCACGAAACGCATCATCTGTATCAGCTACGGCACCGATCTCGCCATCAAGCTCGGCAACGATTTTCGGGAAGTGATGAGCTCGCAGGTGTACCAGCGGTTGTTTCCACAAACCAAAATCTCGCGCCTCAAAAACACCGAAACCGAGTTTGCCACCACTCAGAGGGGCTACCGAATATCAACCTCCATCGACGGGGGCCTGACCGGACGCGGCGCCGACGCCATCATTCTCGATGATCCGATCAAACCGATCGACGCCTTGCGGGACCGCGTCCGCGAGCGGGTGAATAACGCGTTTGCGAATACCATCGTGTCCCGGCTTGATGACAAACAGAACGGCGCCATCATCATCGTCATGCAGCGCCTGCACGAGGATGATTTGGTCGGCCGCTTGCTGCGGGATCAGCCTGGGGAATGGACCGTCCTCAGCCTGCCGTCGATCGCCGAACAGGAGGAAACGATCCAGATCGGCGAAAACCGATACCATGTCCGGCGTGTCGGGGATGTGCTCCACGCCGCGCGTGAGCCCCTGCCCGTGCTTGAATCCTACCGGGCGCAGATGGGCTCAGACGTGTTTGCGGCTCAATATCAACAGTCCCCGATTCCGCTCGAAGGGGCGATGATCAAGCGGGAGTGGCCGAGACGCTTTGATCGGCTTCCGGACCACACGTCCGAGACGATGGTCATTCAGAGTTGGGACACGGCGACAAAGGACAGCGCGCAGTCAGATTATTCGGCATGCACAACGTGGCATTATACAGCTGGGCGCTATCATCTCGTCGACGTCGTTCGCGAACGAGTGGACTACCCAAGCCTCAAGACGCTGGCGGTCTCACATGCAAAACTCCACAACCCAAATGTCATCCTGATTGAAGATGCCGGCGTGGGCACCGCGTTGGCAAAGGAATTAAACGACGCGGGGCTGCCAACCGTCGCCGTCAAACCGGAAGGAGACAAGCGCACACGCATGTCGATCCAATCCGCCAAATTCCAAAGCGGGCAAGTGTTGCTTCCCGATGAGGCGTCCTGGCTCGATGATCTCGAAACAGAGCTCTTTAGCTTTCCCGGCGGTCGCTTTGACGACCAAGTGGACAGCATCAGCCAAGCCTTGGCCTATGAGATTCCCACCTATGGGTGGACAGACGACGCCCTTCGTGGACTTGAGCGGCTGACGGGTGGTCCGCTCTATGGCTTCTGGAGATAACGCCGGCAACGACGCCTCCGCGGACCCCTGATGGCAGCAACACCTTTTTTTGAGTCGACTTCCCCAAGTCAATCGTCAGCGGATCCAGTCCAACCGCTCGCGAACTGCAACGGTGTTAGACCCGCGACCGGTCCCTTCTCCGCTCCCGAAGCCTTACTCCAGCGCCCCCGCCATTCTCGTCGATGAACTCGACGCCGGCGTCCTCGAGCGTCCCCCGCACTACGATGAGGGTCGCCCGCCGTGGTTGAATTGAACCGGCCTCGAGCTGACGAACAGTCACGATCCCGACCTCAGCGGCGCGGGCGAGATCCTGCTGACTCCAATCCAGAAGTCCGCGGGCGGCCCTGCATTGCTCGGGCGTGATCATCAACGTTCTCCAGAACTGTTTTTTTAGTTGCTTCTATCGAAAAACGATTGACTTATCGTTAATGCGTCTATTAAGATCACTTCTGTCTAAAAACATCACTTCCGGGATTCGTTATGAGCTCGACAATACGTGCCTGTCACAGCCGCCGCTCCTTTATCGGCGGCTCGGATGCCCGGATCATCATGGGGGACGACGAGGCGGCGCTGCTGCGGCTGTGGAAGGAAAAACGCGGTGGCGTCGAGCCCGAGGATTTGTCGGGCGACCTCCTGGTCCAGCTCGGCACCGTAACCGAGCACCTCAACCGGTGCTGGTACGAGAAGAACACCGGGCAGATTGTTACCCAGGTGCAGCAGCAGGTTTTTCATGCGGTTCATCGCTGGATGGCGGCGACCCTGGACGGCCGGGTCGAGGCGACCGGCGCCGTGTTCGAGGCCAAATTCATGCTGCCCTGGAATTTCTCCGAAGAAGGGGCCGCAGAAAAGCACATGGCCCAACTCCAGCACAACATGTGGGTGACGGCCTCGCGCACGGCGGTGCTGTCCATCATCACCGGTGGCGGTAAATGGGTGGAAATGACCATTTTCGCCGACCCGCTCTATCAGCACCTGTTGCTGACCGCGGAAAAGAAATTTTGGCGCTGCGTCGAGAGCGGCGAGCCCCCTCACCTCTTTGGCATCGAGCCGCCGCGGCCGCGGGTTGATGCCGTTCGGGTCATGGACATGAGCGGATCGAACTCCTGGGCGGAGTTTGCCGGCATCTTCTGCCGGACCCGAGCCGCCTATCTCGAGCACGACAGCGTGAAAGCGGAATTGAAGAAACTGGTGCCGGAAGACGCGAAAGAGGCGGTCGGACATGGCGTGCGCGCCAGGCGTTCGAAATCCGGAGCGATCAGCTTTGACCTGGTGGGCGCCGAATGAGCGCCTCGCCATGGGCCGCCAAGGAGATTGGAGATATTTTGGATGCAGCGCTCAAGCGACACCATCGGCAAGATCGCCGGAGCCCTGGCGAAAGCCCAAGCAGAACTTGAAAATCCGGAAAAGTCGCTAACCGCAACGATACCCTCGGTTTTTCCACGGGAGGAGAGCCGGACCTTTCGCTATGCCTCGCTCGCCAGCGGGCTTGAGATCGTCCGCAAGTGTCTCAGCCGGCATGAGATCGCGACGGTGCAGGCCACGGCCATTGACCGCGACAGCGGCCTGATCAAACTGACAACCACCCTGGTCCACGGCTCCGGCGAGTGGATGGCCTCGGAGTGGCCGGTCTGCCCGGTCAGCGAAACGTTGGCTCCGCATCGGATGGGCGCGGCGCTGACCTACGCCCGGCGTTACGCCCTGTTCACGCTGGTCGGAATTGCCGGAGAGGATGACCTTGATGCGCCCGACCTTGAAGCAGCTGCCGTTCATTCACAAAACTCCAGGCATAAGGGGCGACCGGACGAGAAGGTTGGCGGACCGACAGATGGCGAAGCGCCTGCAAAAACGGATAGATCCCGCCAATCTGAACGAAAGAAGACCACCGCGCTACCCGAGGAGGCCTCAGCGCGGCTGCGGGATCGCCTGATTGCGGAGATCGAAACGATCCGGCGCGAAGAAGACCTGGAAGCATGGACGCTGCAAACTTGGGCGAAAGTGAACACGCTGGCTCTGCCGGATGGCGAGCGAGTTCGGCAGGCCTTCGCTAGGCGACTTGCTGAGTTGCGAGGGGTAGAGGATCCAACCTCCCTGCCCATTGAACCGCAAGGCGACGAAGTTCACCAAAAGCTGCCAATCAAAAAAAGCGTCCTTTCTCTGCCGGAGCCACGTCGGCAGCGTGACCGCGACCACCTGCGGTTCGTGGCCAAGCAGCCGTGCCTCGTCTGTGGACGGCAACCCAGCGACCCGCACCATTTGCGTTTTGCGCAAGGCCGCGGGCTCGGACAAAAGGTCAGCGATGAGTTCACGGTGCCCCTCTGCCGCGCCCATCACCGCGAACTGCACCGAGCTGGTAAGGAGGTGGAGTGGTGGTCAAGAATTGGCATCGAGCCGCTGCAGCCGGCGCGAACTCTGTGGTGCCTAACGCACCCCCAGTAACGCACCTTGAACAGGCTTTAACGGCCGCGTTCCGCCGTCAATTTACGAAACCCCAAGGGTGGCGCGGTTCGAACACCTCTGTCGTGTAGCATACATGCAACAGAACGACGGAAAGTGCTGCGACCCCGCACGATTTGGCTCGATGAACTGGATTCGGTCTGCAAATCGGATCAGACATTGTTTTGGCCGCGGTGTGGCCTTTGGGGGGCAGCAATGCGAACGTTGATGCTTATTGCGGTTTCGTTCCTGGCACTTGGCCCCAGCGCCAAAGCTCATGCGGCGGACATGGCGGTCAAGGCTCCCCAACCTCCCCCGGTGCTTTGGAGTTGGACAGGCGCTTACATTGGCGGGCAAATCGGAGGCTCGTCGGGGACCACGAATTTCAACGATCCATTTGGTACTTCAATCTTCGGGGATCACGTCCGCACACCGGGATTCTTCGTCGGCGGCCAGATCGGCTACAATTGGCAGGTGCCGGGCTCGCCTTGGGTGTTCGGAGTGGAAGCCGACATCAGCGGGATGGACTCAGATGGCACGGTAACCTGCTTCGCCGCGTCAACGTTTACGCTCAACGACACTTGTCGCGTACGTCCGCAGGTGCAGGGCACTGCGACGGCCCGCGTGGGATACGCCTTTGGGCCCGCAGGACACACCTTGGCTTATGTCAAGGGCGGCCTGGCTTGGGTCAATGACCGCGTCGATATGGCGATGAATGGGGTGGTACTGTCGGAGCCGGTATCGAGCAGGCACTGACGCCCGCTTGGTCGCTGAAGGTCGAGTACGATTACCTCGGCCTAAGCAGGGGCAATATCACCAATCTCGGCAGCCCCTTGATCGACCCCATAACCTTCGGCCTGGTTGCGTTTGCCCCGCCTGGCACCTCCGGCGTGACGCAAAACCTGCACGAGATGAAAATCGGCGTGAACTATAAGATCGGGGCTGATCCCTCAGCGAGTTGGGCCGTGGGAGCTCCGGTTTATCCGGTGAAGGCCGAGGCGCCACCGCCGCCAGTATGGCTGCCGGGCTGGGAGGGCGAGGCCGGTGGTCGCTACTTCGGAGGCTGGGGTCAGTTCCACAAGGACATTGGACAATTGGTCGGGTCAGGCATCCCGAGCATTTCGAGTGTTTCGCGACTGACCTACGACGGCATGCAGACCAATGCCGGCGAGTTCTTTGGTCGCGTCGATTCGCCGTGGAACCTGTTCCTCAAGGGTTTCGTCGGCGGTGGCCAAATCAGGAACGGGCATATGAACGACGAGGACTTTGGAATCCCGTTCGTTATCCCTGGCCCACTCTTGATCGACCTTCCCTATTCGAACACCTTGGCCTCCCCCGTGACCGGCAACACGACATATGGCGCGGTGGACGGCGGTTTCGATGTCAAGCGCGGACCCGGCTACAAGATCGGCCTGTTTGCGGGCTACTTCTGGTTCGACGAGAAAATGAACGCGTTCGGCTGTACCGTGGTATCTGGATTCAACTGCATCCCGCCGGTTCCGGCCACGGGTAGTGCAAACATCACCGAGAACGACAGATGGCAGGCGGTCCGCCTTGGCGTCGCCGGTGAGACCATGCTGTTCGACCGGCTAAAGCTGAGTGGCGAAGTCGCCTATCTGCCGTGGGTGAAGTTGAATGGTGTCGACCAGCACTTCTTCGGCAACAGCGGCATTTTGGCGAGCGACAATCCCGAATCCGGGAATGGCCGTGGCGTACAGCTCGAGGCGTTTCTCTCGTACTACATAACCCCACATTTCAGCGTTGGTGTCGGTGGGCGGTATTGGGGCCTCTGGACGTCGAACAACGGGCAGGTCACTCGCGACTTCGACGCCACCGGCGGCCCCACGGGAGGATTGCAATACTTCAAGGGAGTCGTCGAGCAGGCCGGTGTTCTCGTGCAGGCGAGCTACAAGTTCGGCTCCCCTGGTGCTGTCGTCGCGAGATACTGATCGCCGGCGAGGCAAGGTATAGCCTCGGGATTTGCGGATTGCGGGGCCTTGCTCGTGGTTAGCGGGCACCAAACCGCAGGCTCGGCGCGAGCGGCATTGGTACTCCATTTCGGAACCACTGGCCG